AGACACAAGAATAGATTGTTTATTGATATGGACTGGGACCTGGCAGTAGAAGGGGAATTCATTGTGGTTGAGGCCTATGAGATTGTTAATCCAGACACGTTTGCAGATGTTTGGTCGGACCGTTGGCTAGCTCTTTATACAACAGCCCAGATTAAGTATCAGTGGGGCTCAAACCTAACGAAGTTCACTGGTATGGTTCTTCCAGGCGGTGTTCAGTTCAATGGCGAAAAGATTCAAGATGATGCTAAGGCAGAAATTGAAGCTCTAGAACAAGAAATGATGACATCATACACATTACCAGCTTACCACATGGTAGGATAAAGTGGCAACTAATTTTTATTTCAATAATTTTGGTAGTAGCCAAGAGCAAAACTTAATTGAAGATCTAGTAATAGAGTCAATTAAGATCTATGGCCATGAAGTTTGGTATTGCCCAAGAACTATTGATAATGAGGAAAAGATCTTCAAGGAAGATGAACTAGCCTCTTTCAATAATGCATATTCCATTGAAATGTATATTAAGAATGTTGAAGGCTTTGAGGGCGAGGGGGACTTCCTATCTAAGTTTGGTCTACAAATTAGAGATAGAATTACATTCACTGTAGCAAGAAGAACATTTGCCGATGAAGTAACTGGTGGCACAAGACCTAAAGAAGGAGACATGATCTTCTTCCCACTAACCAGTAAAGGTTATGTTGTTAGATTTGTTGAGCACGAGGCAATCTTCTATCAAATGGGTTCCCTACAAACATTTGATATTGTTTGTGAACTATTTGAATTCAATCAGGAAACATTTAATACTGGTGTCGATATTATTGACGACACATATAACGACCTCAGCTTTGCAATGGCTAATAATACACAGGTTGTTACTCAATTCAATATATCAACAATTGATAAGCAGGCTCAAAACGAAGAGTTTGAAACAAAGGGTGACGACATTCTTGACTTTACTGAAATCAACCCATTCTCAGAGGCTAATACCTACTAATGTTTGGCAACGAATTTTATCACGAAACAATTAGACGCTATGTCATTGTGTTTGGCACAATGTTCAATGATATGGTTGTTTGGAGAAGGAATACTGCTGGTGCAATTATCAAGCGTATCAAGGTACCCATTGCCTATGGTCCAAGAGCAAAGTTCTTATCTAGAATTCAACAGGACCCAAACCTAACAAAGCCTGATGCCATTAGTCTTCCAAGAATGAGCTTTCAGATTGCTGGCTATAATTATGATGTAACTAGAAAGCTTACAACCGTGGGCCAGATTAAGGGACCTGGTACTAGCGATACAGTTAATGGATCTGTATATAATCCTGTTCCATGGAACATAGATTTTGATTTATCAATCTATGTTTTAAATGCAGAAGATGGTACTCAGTTAATTGAGCAAATCCTACCATACTTCACACCAGAGTGGACAAACACAATGAAGCTGGTGGATGACCTTGATATTCGTATGGATGTTCCAGTTGTATTGAATACTATTACTACAGAAGATACCTATGAAGATTCCTATGAAAATAGAAGAACAATTATCCACACATTAAACTTTACAATGAAAGGCTACTTGTTTGGTCCAGTTAAGAATAAGGATATTATTAACGTAGCTAATACAAGAACATTTGTTCTTGACGGATTTGAAAGCGATATGGAAACCGCCAATAGTGGACCAAATGCTGTTACTGGGTTAACAATATCCAATGCTGGTAGCGGCTACGTTAATAACCAACTTGTCACGTTCTCAAATGGTACAAGCAATAGTACTGCCCGAATTACGACAAATGCAACAGGATCAATAACATCGCTAACAATCTTGACTGGGGGTCAGTTTGCAAATACATCAACAATTAGGACACAAATTGCAAACTCTACAGCTCCATCTAATGCAACCAACGGTAATACATCGTCAGGTACTGGAGCAGCATTTGTTGTAGCACTTGGTTCTGGACTATTCTTTACAACGACATCAGTCAGACCTGGTCTACTAGCAAACGGTTCTCCAACTTCTAATGCAGCACTATCAGTGCCTGTAGCCAATATTGCTTCAAATGATAACTGGGACTTTATTGTTACGGTTAATACCAACCCTGATTTTCCAGTAGATGATCCAACCAATGACCCAGATACTTAAACATAAAGAAACCATGAAAAGCGTCTCAAGCGCCCTTGATATGACACCACTTCCAGTTGCAGTGAAGGAAGAGGAGGAAGTTACTATGGACACATTACCTGATGAAACAGTTCAGGATGACTTTGATTATGCTAGAGATAATATGCGTCAGCTTATCCATAAGGGGCAAAACGCTCTAGATGGAATTTTGACAATTGCAAGTGGCAGTGAGCATCCAAGAGCATATGAAGTCGCTGCCGCTTTAATGAAGACAATGGCAGAAACAAACAAAGATCTCCTAGAGCTTCAAAGAACTAAAAAGGTCCTACAAAAGGAAGACCCCAAGGCACCTCAATTAGAGGGTCCTCAGAATGTAACAAACAACTTGTTTGTTGGGTCTACAGCCGAATTACAAAAGATGCTCAGAGACCAACAAGATGGCTATATCGAGAGCGATCAAAACTAAATCTTCCATTACTTCTTATAAGGGTAATCCTAAGCTCAAAGCTGCTAACTCTCCTATGGAATTTTCCAGGGAGCAGGTGGCAGAGTATATCAAGTGCTCTAAAGACCCAAAGTATTTTGTAAGAAACTACATTAAGATTATACACATCGATCGTGGATTAATCAACTTTGACATGTATGCATATCAAGATGATATTGTTGATACAGTCATGGATAACAGATTTGTCATATGTAAGATGCCTCGTCAGACTGGTAAGACTACTACAGTTGTTGGCATTATCCTCTGGTCAATTTTATTCAATCCAACATACAATGTTGCTATCCTTGCTAACAAGTTCCAGCAGGCTAGAGAAATCCTATCAAGAATCAAGCTTGCTTATGAGAACCTACCAAAGTGGCTTCAGCAAGGTATTGTTCCAGGTGGCTGGAATAAAGGTTCAATTGAACTAGAGAATGGATCAAAGGTCCTTGCATCAGCCACATCATCATCAGCTGTTCGTGGTGGATCATTCAACCTAATCTACCTTGATGAGTTTGCGTTCGTCCAGCCAAACTTACAAGAAGAGTTCTTTGCTTCTGTCTACCCCACAATTTCATCTGGTAAGACATCTAAGGTAATGATCACATCTACCCCAAATGGTATGGAGCTATTCTATAAGATTTGGGTTGATGCAGAAAATGGTAGAAATAGCTATAAGCCAGTAGCAGTCAATTGGTGGGATGTTCCAGGTAGAGATGATGCTTGGAAGCAGGAAACAATCAATAACACCTCAGCTGAGCAGTTTAGGCAGGAGCATGAATGCGAGTTTTTAGGTTCATCCAATACACTAATTAGTGGTGGTACGCTACGAAGAATGACATTCCTACCTCCAATTGAAGAACATGGTGACCTAAAGATATACAAGCTACCTGAAAAGGACCATTTATATGCTATATCTGTTGATACCTCTAGAGGCACTGGAGCTGACTACTCAGCATTCTCTGTTGTAGACGTTACTCAGTTCCCATACCAGGTTGTGGCAACATATAGGAACAATAAGATATCCCATCTATTGTATCCATCTACAATTGATAATGTGGCCAGAAACTATAACAATGCTTATATTCTAGTAGAAACAAATGATAATGGCCAACAGGTAGCTGATACATTAAACTATGATTTGGAGAATGAAAATGTTCTTAAAACAGCCCAGTCAAAATCAGGACAGGTTTTGACGAGTGGATTCAATGCAGCTGGCTCAAAATTTGGCATTAAAACATCTAAACAAGTTAAGGCTATTGGATGTGCTACTCTAAAAATGCTAATAGAAGAAAATAAGCTGCTAAATTACGACTATGATATTTTACATGAGCTTACCACTTTTATAAGTAAAGGCACATCCTATGAAGCAGAATATGGCAAGAATGATGACTTGGCGATGACGCTAGTCCTTTTTGCCTGGATGTCAACACAAAACTTCTTTAAGGAGCTAACAAGTATTGATATTCGACAACATCTGCTCAACGGAATCCCACAAGCTGCTGATGATGACCTCCTCCCATTTGGTATGGTAGACGATGGAAGACATGAACTTGCAGACGAATCGGTTATCAAATATACGTCCAATTTTGATAAAATGTTGGCGTCCTAAACATGAACCCAGGGAATTTATAAATAATTTCAGTAGCTTTATTCAATAGATTTGTCTACGAGGAGAATCGCAATGCCATTTCAAGTTAGCCCAGGCGTAAACGTAAGCGAAATCGACTTGACAACAGTGGTCCCTGCCGTATCTACTACAGAAGGTGGTATTGCAGGTGCTTTCCGCTGGGGTCCAGTAAACGAACGCGCAAACATGTCTTCAGAAATTGAACTTGTCAAAACATTTGGTAAGCCAAGTGATGACAACTTCGAAACTTTCCATGTCGCATCTTCATTCCTAGCATATGGCAACCAGCTATATGTTGTCCGTGCTGCAGACGCAAATGCATATAACGCATATGCAAACACAACAGCTGCCACTGACCTACAGGTTCAGAATTTGGATGATTACCTAACAAAAACCACAGGTGCTTCACAGGGTGCAATTTACCGCGCCAAGTATCCTGGTTCAATTGGTAACTCACTAAAGGTTTCCATTTGCGACTCTGCAAATGCCTACCAATCAAATGTAATGTCCTCTGTAAGCAATGCAAACAACACACTGTCCTTTGCAGTAAGTGTTGGTGCAAATACAGGCACACTGACAGCAACTCAAGCATCACAAAATGCAACAGTAATCACAGTATCAGCTGGTGGTTCTGGTTACAATAATACAGATGTTATTGTGCTATCAAATGGTGCATCAAACACAGGCAACTGCACAATCGTAACAAACTCAACTGGTGGTATTACATCAGTAACAGTTGTTGGTGGTGGCCAGTTCCCAAATACATCGGTAATTAGACTACAGGTTGCTAACTCAACAGCTGGTGCCAACTCAACAAACGGTAACACATCAGCTGGTGTAAGTGCAACATTCACAATTACACTTGGTTCAACAGCTGCTGCTAACTCACTAGCAAACACAGAGCTAAACACACAGCTAGATCTTCTAACAGTAGGTGACAGGCTAAAGGTTGGTTCACAATACTTGAAGGTTACAGCAATTGGTGCTACATCAGGCGTTTCAAACGGTGTTGTAAGATCAACAATCAACTTTGAAGACCTATACACAGGTTCAGCTGCAGTTTCTAAGTCAACAAACTCAACATCAACAGAAGCTGTAACACGCTACTGGGAGTTCTTTGATCAGGTTGACTCAGCACCTGGTACTTCAGCATTTGTTGCAGAGCGTGGTGGTTCATCAGATGAGCTACACGTAATTATTGCTGATGAAGATGGTCTGTTTGCAGGTGTCAAGAATACAGTTCTTGAGAAGTTTGAAGCCCTATCTCGTGCTACAGATGCTAAGAGAGAAGGCGCCTCAATCTACTATAAGGACGTTATCAATAACGGTTCAGAATTTGTTTGGTGGTTTAAGGACAATGGTTCAGCTGCTTCAAACACAGCCGTAAACATGTCATCATCAGACGTCAATGCTAAGCCAACAACCAAGTCATTTGCCGGTGGTGCAGATGGTGGTGGTGAAGCTAACATTGCATTCACATACCTAGCATCTGCATACGATAAGTTTGCATCAGCTGAGGAAGTAGACATTTCTCTACTTCTAACAGGTAAGGCAAGAGGCGGCACATACGGTGAGCAGCTAGCTAACTACCTAGTTGACAATGTTGCAGAAGTTCGTAAGGACTGTGTAGTGTTTGCCTCACCAGAAAGAGGTGACATTGTTGGCGTCCAAGCTGGCACACAGGCTGATAACATTGTAGAATTTAGAAATGCTCTAAGATCAACATCTTATGGTGTTCTAGATTCTGGCTACAAGTACACATACGATCGTTATAACGACGTATACCGCTTTGTACCACTAAATGGTGATACAGCTGGTCTATGTGTAAGAACTGACAACATCCGCGATCCATGGTTCTCACCAGCAGGCTTCAACAGAGGTCAGATCAAGAATATTGTTAAGCTAGCATACAATCCAGATAAGGCTGATAGAGACACACTATACAAGGCAGGTGTCAATCCAGTGGTTACATTCCCTGGTCAAGGCACGCTATTGTTTGGTGACAAGACTCTTCTTGCTAAGCCATCAGCATTTGATAGAATCAACGTACGCAGATTGTTCATTGTCCTTGAGAAGGCAATTGCTACAGCTGCTAAGTTCACACTATTTGAGTTCAACGATGACTTCACAAGAGCCCAGTTCCGTAACTTGGTAGAGCCATATCTACGTGAGATCCAAGGCCGTCGCGGTATCTACGACTTTAAGGTAGTCTGTGATACAACGAACAACACGCCTGAAGTAATTGACAGCAATCAGTTTATTGGTGATATCTACATCAAGCCTGCTCGCTCAATTAACTTCATCCAGCTAAACTTTGTGGCTGTAAGAACTGGTGTCGAGTTCAGCGAAGTCGTTGGTCAGTTTTAATCGATAAGGAGAGACGTAAATGGCTTTCAACATTAACGAAATTAAGAGTCAGCTAGCACTTGGTGGTGCTCGCCCTTCTCTTTTCCAAGTTAGACTAAGCAATCCAGCGACAACAGAAGCAGATTCAGTTGTACCTTTCATGGTAAAGGCAGCACAGATTCCAGCTTCAACAATCTCGCCAATTGAAGTCTTCTACTTTGGCAGACCAATTAAGTTGGCCGGCCAGAGAATCTTTGATAACTGGACAGTAACAGTTATCAACGATGAAGACTTTAAGGTTAGAAAGGCGCTAGAAACTTGGTCGTATAACATCAACTCTTACTCTGGTAACATTCGTGAGTTCCCAACTGCAGCCCCTTCTGAATATAAGGCCCGCGCCGAAGTCATTCAGTTCAGCAAGACAGGTGAAGAACTACGCACATATGTTTTCGAAGGTATCTTTCCACTAGCTCTAGGTCCAATTGAGCTATCATGGGAAAATGGTAACGCCATCGAAGAATTCCAGTGTGAGTTTGCTCTAGATTACTGGACAGTCCCAGCCGACGGTCAAGAGTAATAAGGGTTTGAGAGGGCCGCTAAATATAAGCGGCCCTCCTACTCTTAGCTAGAGGTTATATAATATGGAATTATTTGGTTTTACAATTAAACGAAAGGAAGAGGAACAACCACAAATTGTGGCTGTCACTCAGCCTTCCTTCGTTCCTCCAGTAAATGACGACGGTGCCGTTATCGTATCAGGTGGCGGCGTTGTTGGTACCTATGTTGATCTAGAAGGTACTGCCAGAACTGAAGCTGAACTAATCACAAGATATCGTCAGCTATCCCTCCAACCAGAAATTGAAACTGCTGTAGAAGAAATTGTAGGTGAAATGATTTCCTACGATTCAAACCAGGAGCAGGTCAATATCAATTTGGATGACCTTGAGTTCTCAAAGACTCTCAAGGATAAAATCTCAGATGAGTTTGATGAAGTTAAGAAACTACTTGACTTCTCTTCATCTGGCTTTGATATTATCAGAAGATGGTATGTAGATGGTAGATTATACTACCATGTAATTATTGATACAACCAGTCCGCAAGATGGTATCAAGGAACTCCGCTATATTGATCCTAGAAAGATTAGAAAGATCAGAGAGATTAAAAAAGAGAAAGGCAAGACTATTACTGTACAGAATGAATACTACATGTACAATGATAAGGGGTTTCAATCCAAGGAAGTTACATCTTCTACAAATGGTTTGAGAATTGCTAAGGATTCAATTGTTCTAGTATCATCAGGCTTACTAGATGAAAATAATTCATACGTGCTTTCATATCTTCATAAGGCTATTAAGCCTATGAACCAGCTACGTATGCTAGAGGATGCTTCTGTTATCTATAGATTAACAAGAGCACCAGAAAGAAGAGTATTTTATATTGATGTTGGTAACCTTCCAAAGATGAAGGCAGAACAATATCTTGCTGATATGATGCAGCGTCATAAGAACAGATTAGTATATGATGCTACAACCGGCGAAGTCAGAGACGATAGAAAGTTTATGACGATGACAGAGGACTTCTGGATTCCTCGCCGTGAGGGTGGTAAGGGTACAGAAATCACAACTCTACCACCAGGTGCAAACTTAGGTCAGATGGAAGATGTTGTTTACTTCCAAAAGAGATTATATCAATCTCTACATGTTCCTGTAACAAGATTGAACTCTGAGCAAGGATTTAGCCTAG